AAACAATACCTGAAAAGCTCATGCAAAGTGCTTTAAAACCTACTCTAAAGCAATTAGAAACAGGTCAAGCAGCTACAGCAGTTAAAACTATGTTAGAGGAAGGTATTAATCCTACTCAAGCTGGTGTACAAAAAATACAATCTAAGATTAAAGACTTAAATACTCAAGTGGCTAATAAGATTGAATCATCTACAGGCACAGTTAAAAAGACTGATATTCTTAAATACTTAGATGAATTAGAAGCTAAAAAACTTAAACAAGTAAATCCTGCTGACGATATTGCAGCTATAGATAGAGTTAAGCAAGAGTTTATGAACTTTAACAAACCTGTGATTAAAACACCAAGTCAAGCAATTCCTGTTCAATTAGCACAAGAATTAAAACAAGGTACTTATGGTTCTCTTGCTAAAAAATATGGTCAACTTGGTTCTACAGAAGTTGAAGCTCAAAAAGCATTAGCACGTGGTTTAAAAGAAAAAGTAGGTGAAGCAGTACCTGAAGTGATTGGTTTAAATAAAAAAGAATCACAACTTATTAATACATTAGATGTAGTAGAACGTAGAGCATTAATGGAATTAAATAAGAATCCAGGTGGACTTACTTGGTTATCTGAAAACCCAATGGCAGCAGCAGGATTTATGGCTGATAAAAGTGCTTTGTTTAAATCTTTACTAGCTAGAGGTCTTTATAATATTAATAAAGGCACAAGTAAAATTCAAGGCATCTTAAATAGACCACAAGCAGCAAGAGCTGGAGGTCTTTTAACACAACCTACAGAGGAATAGAATGGTGAAGACAGATACAGAATCACGTTTAACTACGCATGAAGAAGTTTGTGCGTTACGTTATGAGCAAATAAACGCAAGATTAAAACGCTTAGAACAAATCTTATTAGGAACAGCAGGTTTCGTTATCGTATATCTACTAACTCATGGAATGAAATAATGCAATCTTTAAAAAACCTAGTCGCATTACTTGTAGGAATGTCCATAGGTATTTTATTAGCACTTGCTATGGATGCTAAAGCAGATACAACTACTATTAACTATAAAGGTCAACCACCACCTAGCGCTATTAGCCCTTCTATAAGTGCTTTTAGCCAAGACGTTTGCCTTGTTCCTGTTACTGGTTCTGTATCTAGTACATTATTTGGCGTAAGTGGTGGCTCTGGCTATAAAGACGTTAATTGTGAACGTATTAAACTAGCTAAAACTCTTAATGATTTAGGTCTTAAAGTAGCTGCAGTATCTATACTTTGTCAAGATGATAGAGTATTTGAAGCCATGATACAAAGTGGTTCACCATGCCCTATAAATGGTTCTATAGGTGATGCTGCTAAACGTGGTTGGTATGAACGTAATCCTTCTATATTCAAGAAACTATATGGCGATACATACACGATACCGCTTGTTCCTGACGAGCCTATTACTACTACTAACACTAAAGGGAAATAATGCCTATGCTTGGTACTGCACTTATACACCAACTCAAGAAGGTTATATGTCAAATCTTTACTGTAATGGTATTGAAAACGAAGTGGCTATTAGAGATTATTGGTGCGTTTCTTACAGACCAGATGATCCCATTTGTGATCCGTATAGGCAACCAGTTTGTGTTAATGCTACCGAAAATCAAAGTTCTGCTTGTCCATTACCTCACTATAGTGGTGTCGTTAATCAAGCGAGGACTTATTCTTGCACGTCAAATTCTTGGAGTCCTTGGTACGAAACTAGCAACAATTGCACTCAAGACCCTCCAACGTGTCAAACAAGTACTGAAACGAGAACACTAGCCTGTCAACCAGACTACGTAGGTTCTATTACAGAAACAAGAATATCATCTTGTTCTGATCCTTATGGCAGTCCTATATGGGGTGCATGGGTAGAAACAACTAATACTTGCGTTAAGAGTGCTACAAACGTCACTAACGTATCTTCACCTGTTAGTCCTAGTAGCCCACTTAATCCTGTAAATAATCCACCTCCTGTTGCACCACCACCTCCTGCACCTATGCCAGAGGCTAGTTTACCACCTCCTGAACCACCTAAAGTAGAGTCAGCTCCACCTAAGGTTGAACAACCAAAACAGGAAGTTAAAAGCGAGCCAAAAGCAAAAGAAGACAGCCCAAAAGAGACACCAAAGGCTGAACAAAAGAGTGAAAGCAAGGAGAGTCCTAAACTTGACGTACCAAAGGGTAAAGAGCTTGTACATGGTTTTGGGATAGTCCTTTCGTTAGAAATACTTAATAAACCTATTATACAACAAATTGAATTAACAGACGCTTTTAAATTTGACCAGGAACTTAATAATGACTTCGGAAAAAACGAAAACTTTAAACTTGAACTTCTCCAGCTCTCAACTCCTCAAGATGCTTTTACTGGTTCTGCCGATATTAGCTGGAAGCGCCTACGCAGGCATAACTTTTTACAACAAGATGGTTTCGGCAATTGAAGCTGTTGACAGTCTAGACTTAGCACCTATAGAGTCTAAATTAAATGGTTTAGAAATACAAGTTAAAGCTATTAATGAAAGACAATATCAACTATCAGAGTCTATTATGAAAGCTAGTGAAAAGTCTTCAGACGCTATTGCTAATTCTCGTGAAACCTCTGCCATGGTAAGTGGTCTTAGAAAAGAATTAGAAGCTACTGTAAACGCTATGGATGATAAGTTAAATACAGTTAAACGTGCATCAATGAACCCACTATCAAAATGACATTCATTACAGAGAACAATATAGCTAATTTATATTCAGCTTTAATAGAGTTCCCTGTGTTTGACGAATATAAGTTACCACCGGCAAGTAAAGTAGATTTTGTAGTAGTGCATGACGATAGTATTTGTGGTGAATATCAACCACCTGAATTAGGTGAACCTCATATTATTACTATTAGCACAGCTAAGTGTGGTCATTTAGATACAGTTATAAAGACATTGTGTCACGAAATTATCCACATGATATGTTATTTAGAGTCACCTAAAACAGAAAAGTATGTAAGTCATAAAGGCTTATTCTTAAAATTACAAAAACGTATAGCCAATAATCTTGGTTATGACCCAAAGGAGTTATAGATGTTAAGTATTTTATCAGGCATATTAGGTTTTGCTACTTCAGGTTTACCTAGTATTTTAGGTTTCTTTCAGCAAAAGGGTGACCAAAAGCATGAAAGAGAAATGGCTAAATTACAAACAGAACGTGAATTAGAATTAGCTAAAGCTGGCTTTATATCTCAAGAAAAGATAGAAGCTATTAAGCTAGATCAAATAGAAGCACAAACATACGCACAAGAACGTGAAGCATTATATGACCATGATAAGAAGTTAGTAGAAAATGCAAGTTCTACAGTTAAAAATTGGAACGCTATGGTTAGACCTGTAGTAGCATTTATATTTGTAGGTGAGTTAGTGCTTATTAATCTTATCTCATTAGCTTGGGCTATGTGGACAGGTGTAGATTTTGTAACAGCTTCAGAAGCAGTATTTGGTTCAGATGAGATGGCTATTACTGCATCTATTATTGGTTTCTATTTCGGTTCTCGTACATGGGAAAAGAAACGTGAAAGTATCTAATAAGGCTATAAAGTTAATTAAACATCATGAAGGTATTCGTAATAAGCCTTATAAGTGTCCTGCTGGTTTATGGACTGTTGGTGTGGGTCATCTCATTGGAGATGGTAAGTCTCTTCCAGCAGAATGGAATAAAACTTTTACACAGGAAGAAATAGATGGAATTCTTAAACACGACCTCAATCGTTTCGAGCTGGGAATACGTAAGATGCTACCTAACGTGCCTCTTAGACAACACGAGTTTGATGCTCTTGTCAGCTTTTGCTTTAATTTGGGTCTTGGATGCTTTCAGCGTTCAACCATCCGTCAAGCGTTGCTTCGTGGAGATAAAGAAGCGGCTATGGATTCGTTAGTTAAGTATTGCAAAGCTGGTGGTAAAATACTAAAAGGCTTACAAAACAGAAGATTAGATGAACGGAAATTGTTTCTTGGTATATAATAAAGTATCTCAACACTAGGAGAGTTACTTGAAGATACTACTTTTAGATATAGAATGCGCACCAAATCTTGCAACTGTATGGGGAATATGGCAACAAAATATTGCTCTTAATCAGCTCCTAGAATCATCATACACATTATGTTATGCAGCTAAATGGTATGGTGAGAAAAAGATTATGTTTGATTCTGTATATAAAACAGACCGTAAAACAATGTTAAAGTCTATCCATAAACTCATGGATGAAGCAGATGCAATCGTTCACTATAATGGCAATAGGTTTGATATACCTATGCTTAA